CATGTTATTACTTTGTTTATATGGTCCATAGTTTCCTCCTGGTTAATCATATATATCACCCCAATTAGACCCAAACTCATAGTCTACTTTGTTGGGAACTTCAAGTGTAACAGCATTCTCCATAATCTCAACAATTTTTTGGGCTTGTTTTTCGCTTTCAATTGATAAATCAAGCTCATCGTGAATTTGAATATGAGATATAATTCCTTCTTTATATAACTCTAACATAGATTTTTTTGTCATGTCAGCAGCTGATCCTTGAATTAGTTTGTTTAAAGATTTATATGTGTAAGCCCTTCTAATCCCTGGTCCATGTTCCCTGAGTGCATCTTCATGAGACATAGCTTTATGCATACCAAAACTATTTGGTTCCCATAGATGGAATCTACAAAGTCGACCTAGTAAAGTTCTGATCTGTCCTCTGTCCTGTGCTCTATTAGATGCTTTCTCCATTAGCTGTTTAACAAATGGAACTTTAGCATGGTAAGTATTAAAAAGGTCTGCTGCTTTTTCTTTAGTTACTCCGAGTTCCGCTTGGAGTTTTGCTTTACCCATACCATAAAATAATCCTAAGTTAATTACCTTGGCTTGAGATCGAGGAATCTCTGCCATATCGGCAACGGTTTGATGAAAATCTGATTTAACATTATCTTTATAAGAATCTACTACATCGTAAACCGATGGTAGTTTATACAAAGATGCATAGTGAACAACGAGTCTTGGTTCCTGTTGATTGTAGTCAAAGCACCCCCACTTACACCCGTCTTCCGGTATAAATAGACTTCTAATCTTAGGACCTAAATCTTTATTTCTCGCTGGAATTTGCTGCAGGTTTGGATGCTGATAAGAAAATCTTCCAGTTACAGTTCCTCCTGTCTGCGATCTTAGTTGATTTATTTCTGCGTGGATTCTACCTTTATGTTCGTATCTTAAAATAGAATCTATAAATGTGGTATGAGCTTTATTTATTTCTCTCGCTTTAGCAATCATATTAACAACAGGATGTGTATGTTCTTGTAAAAAATTTTTAGTAAAACTTGGAGCTGAAGTTTTATCCGTACGTGGATACTCTAATCTTAATACATCAAATACATTAGCAATTGATCTTGCAGCCCATATCTGTGTGTCTATATTTGTTTCTAGTTTTATTTTATGTAATAATTCTTGTTCTGATTTTTTAAATTCTGTTTTCATTGCTTGAGCTCTTTCGACATCTACTCTCACACCTTTAAATCTCATGTCCACAAGACAAGGGAAGAGTTCTGTTTCTAAATCAAATATGTCCTCCAGGTCCTGGTTAATAATTTCTTTTTTCATTTCTTGCCATAGACCAAAAGTTACTTCTGCGTCTCGTTCAGCATAAGATCCAACATGCATAGCTGGAAGTTTGTACATTTCAGCTTTAGGATCAATTCCCCATTCTTCTGCAGCTTCTGCTAGTGCTCTTTCATTTTTACCGTAGCCTAAATAATGCCAAGATAAACTGTTAAGATCATAACGAAATCTATTCTCATCTGTTATGGCTGCAGCAATCATGGTACAAACAATATCGCCGTTGATTTTAAATCCTAACTTTTTGAGCCAACAGACATCATACATAGCATTGTGAAAAATTTTTGTGGAAGGAGATTCTAATATATCTTTAAGCCATTTTAAAACTTTAACTTTATCCATATTACCACCACCTTCATGGGCAATAGGAAAGTATCCTTTGTAAAAGGAAGTAGCGACAGCGATACCAATAACTTCTCCGTTACCAATAATAGCACCAGATCCTTTTTTAATTAAATCTGGATCTCTTGTTTCTAAATCGATTGCAATTTCATCTACTTGTCGTAGGTCTGGAAATTCTGTTGGTTTTACCCATTCTGTCTGAGCTTCAAATTTAGGTATTCTCATTATGAATAATCTCTTTCAATTATCATATCAATAAAATGTTTTGCTTTTTCCAAATCTTGTTTTTTTCCTTTCAACCTGTGTCTCAAGATATATTTTATAACGCATCCTTCTGGATATAGCAACTCGTTTTCGATTACGAATTTACTTGGCTGAATTTTAAATTTCTGATAATGTGTTCCACCAATTTGTTTATTGTAGACTTTCGATGTCATATCCTTTATCCTCCTTTTTTGGCGCCATGATATATAAATTTTCTTTAGTACGGGTAACGCCCACATACCACACTCTGTTTTCTTCATCTTCTTTGTCTTGACTTTTTTCAATAGCTTCTCTGATAGTTTTAGTATTATCTAAGATAAGCAGAACATTGTCCGCTTCACCGCCTTTAGCTGCGTGAATCGTTGATAGTTTAACTCTCGGTTCTTTAGATAATTCTTCACCACTTTGAAGCATATCTCTAATATATAAGCTGTCCTCAGGTTCAGTTTCAAAAACTTCAAACCATGGCTGAAGAGGGTTATAACCAAACTCTTTTAGGTCATACATTCGTTCTTCTTTTTTTGGAAACTCCTTTCCAAAATATTCAAATAAATCTTTGCATTCTGAGATGGAGAGTTTGGATCCTTTGGTCCATCGTGTATAGTTTTGTATAGCTGCGTAGAGTCTTGTTTTATAACTTTTTCTATCTTTATATTCGAAATAAATTCCCATCTCCCTGAGAATAGGTTTAAGTTTTATTAATTTATCATTATATCTAGCTAACACTAACCATTTTCCTTCCTGTAAAGGAACATCTTCAATAGAGGTACCAAAATATATTGAGCCATCTTCATCTCGTGCTTCCCATTCTTTTTTTATTCTCCTCTCATCTGGTATTTTACTTAAAATATTGTCAGCAATATGTTGAACTAATCTAGGAACTCGATAAGATTGGGGCAATACTATTTCTTTTGCAGGCTCTTGTTGAAATCTTTTAACATCTGCTCCGGCCCAGCCGTAGATAGCTTGATCATCATCGCCAGCTAATATAACATGTTTAGAATTTTTCTTTAAGACATCAAACATTTTCCACTGTATTGGCGATAAATCTTGTGCTTCATCAACAAATACTACGTCATATTTCGGACATAATTCTGCCATAATAAATTTTTCGATCATATCTGTGAAATCTTTGAGGTGAAAAGACTCTTTATAATTATCTAATTCATCTCTTAAAATATATAATAAATTTTTTTCTAGTTCATAAGAGTACATGCCCGTATTGTATTCTTGCTCAATAGATATTTCTTTGATTCTTGCTGCGTTAATTAAATTAAAATATTCACTGTCGGAATCTACGAAACCTGTTTTTTCTTCTCCATTACTATAAACTGTTACTTCTATACCTACACTTCTCCCTATGTCTTCATAGTGCTCGTCCTGCATCACTTCACTTTTTTTCATTCCTAATTTCCAAAAAGCAAGAGAGTGTAGAGTTCTAAAATGTTTTAATTGTTTTTGACTTATGTGTTTGTTTTGGTCCAGCATTCTTTCCTTAGCCTCGGTGGCAGCTTTCTTAGTAAAAGCAAAGTATCCTATCTTATCAATTGGAGTTCCTAGTTTGAGAAAAGTTCTGGCATAATGTAAGAGGCGTGTAGTTTTCCCTGTTCCCGGAGGCCCGAGTATTTTTCTCATCATATGATATCCTTGTTATGTTGTAACTTGGTGTGATGAATGGGGACGTTTTCAAATTCTTTTATAGAAATTTTTACAATGTTTTTAGTGGGTGTATTATATTTTCCTTTGTCTTTAGTAGGAAATCTTTTTTGATCTAGAAATTCTATTTCACATTTTTTATATGTAGTTTTCATCATAATACCTGTTTTATCTTCACTATATTTCCAGTTCTTAGATTTTAGTTTGTCATAAAATTTATCAAATTTAAAAAAAGCATATCCTTCTTCTATTAAAACAGTTCCTGTTTTAAATCCCGCATCATTCATAGCTTTAGGACCATTAATTTTAGCATGAAGTACATCATGTAATTTTTCTTTAGAGGATGTTCCTATCGGAGGGTTAACTATTTTTTCAGTTTTCCATAAAGCATCCAGAACTATTTGATCTTTATCTCCTTTAATAATTGGAGGAGCAAATCCCGCAGCTTTAGATATTGAGTTTCTTCTTTTACGTTGGTCGTTAACATGTTCCACCGAACGACAATGAACTGTAGCTGTGCTCACTCCATCTGGTTTAATTACATCGAATTCATATTCGGGTTCAGGATCAAGATCTATTTTTTTAAGATTAGTTAAGATTGGATAGGTTCCTTTGGATCCTGCTAGAACTCCAAATTTTTTCTTAACACAAATTCCTTTTTTACAATAATCATTGATAGGACTTTCAGTACAAGTAAATCCTTTTTCAGATTTGTTCCACGATCTTATTTTTGCATTAAGAATTCTGTCATCCCACGCATTAGCATGTTGTTGTTCAAAATATTTTACTGGCGCATTTTTAACTTTTTGTTTCCAGGTGTCTTGATACTTCATCTTCACAAATACATGATAATTATACATAAATCTGTCTTTGCCATCGAAGGCAGAATTCTTCATAATCTTGCTAAGTGTGGCTAAGCAAGGTGGTCCATCTTTGAATTCATCGTCGGTTCCTTCATAAATTGCCTTATCAATACCTTCAGTAATTTTATTTAGTTCGTCCGGGTGTACAACATTAGATTCAACTAGAGGTATGAATTGTTCAAAAGTAAATTCTGTTCCATCTGTATTTAAAGCTCTTCTTTCTGTTTTATTAAAATAAGGAAGATTAATAAATTGGCCTGGTCTTAGACCACCCCGCTCAAGATCCCGAGTCAATTGAGTTTGTTTTGGAAAAATTTCTGTGTCTGCTTTTAAATTAAAGAGAGGAAGAAGATTACTTAAAAAAGATTTTAATGTGGCGGCGTCCACAAACTTTTCCATAAAGATGTATAAATGAAGCGCCCCACTTTTTGATAGAATAGGGATAAGAGGTAGTTGGTATTCTTGAATTTTGTCTATGACAAATTTTTTATCAAAGTGCTCATAGTGTGATGGATCAATATCAATAAGTCCAAATTTAGTTTCGCCTGCTTCGTTGCAGGGCTGCATTCCAATTGATTTAGTTCCGTTTAAGTGATCAGTGTAAACTTGATCAGTGAGTTCTTCATAATTCCAGCGATAGTCTCCTGGTTTTAATTTAAGTTTGCCACTATCAGGATCGCGATAAGCATTCTTGATATTAGCGACACCATAGGCTCCCCTATAACCATTAAAAATCTGTATATATTTCTTATCCATAATATCTTTCCATGGGCCCTTCAGTCTCCCTCCAGGCCCACGTCATGCATGCTTTCTTCTTCAGAAGAAATTAGAAATGCGATTCAGAACCTTTAGGTTTTTCCTCACCGTGTTTTGCT